CTCAGATTGAGTAAGTCCACTGCACATACCGTCGTGGGCGTGCTTGCGTCTATGCTCCGCAGCACGTAATTTTTTCTGTTGTAAAGAGTAATTGCATAGCTCTTTCATGTTAGTAACTGCACTCATTAGTTCATGCAGTTAAATAACATTTCTACATTCATACGCTTGTTGTCTTTAGCTATTTGAGTCCAAATTGACTCTTTGACTTCGACGTATGTTAAACCTTTGTAGTTAAACCACTCTGTTATACCTTTCTTGTCTTCGTCTTCATCGTAGATAAATGCGAATTTAGCAGGTAAATTGCCAATAGTGTAACCTTTGTAATTAACTCCGTTTATTCTAGCGAAGTTATGATTGTCTTTTTTGAAGAATTTAATAGTTTGCATAGTTATAATTTTAAATGTTCGTATATATTATCAAACTTAATTTGTATTTTGTTTGAATAAGTATTTAAGTGTTTGCTCCCAATTTGGGAATTTTTCTGTACCGAACTGTATTAGCTCGCCTTGAAACTCACCTGCACCGTTTGCAGTTCTGTCATCGATGAGTATATCACCGCGCAATAAATTCTTGTGATTACAAAGAATCAAGCGTTTATGAGCTTTTGCGCCTAAGTATTTACTAACCCATAAGCGTTTCTGTGTCCAAGAATTTGGTATATTCCACGGAGCGGTCGATAGAATATAGACGTCGTAGTCTTCATCGAAGCATAGTTCGTTAAATGCTTCAACAGCACCATCAATTGGAGGTGGGTCTTTGAAGACATTCTGATGCCAACCTTGCTTGTCTATGTTAGATTGCAAGTCGACGAGTACGCCGTCCATATCTATATAAAGTGTTTTAGTAGTAGTCATAATATCTTTCTAATACTTTATCTTTCTGTTCTTGAGTTAGCTCATTCCAGTGCTTGTCGAACATTCGCCAGCTAATTTTTAATAGTGTGTATGATTTTGTTACCATAATTAATTCTCGTTTTTAAATTGTTTAATTTTTTCTTGTACTTGTTCGCGAGTCATCTCGCCTTTAATTTGTTTCATGATATAGCTAGACATATCTATCTGCTTACCATTTTCTAAGTGTAGTATAAATTGCATAGTATTTAGTTTTATCAGTTAATCGCCTGTATAATTATCATGAGTGGACTTACTTGCGTAATACGCTGCAGCGCCTGCATTAGACAGTTTACGCTTGTATTCGTATTGCGCTCTGTTATCTATTAGCTCATCGATTTTAGCTTTCATTTCTGCTTCAGTATCTGCAGGAAATGACATAATGTGATAAGGATAGAAGTTAAAGTACTCGCAAGTGTACGCTTTGCATTTTATGCCGCCATAGCTAGTCCACTCGTGATATTTATAAGGTATATTTTTATATTGCATAGTTATTTTATTATATTATCATTCTCGATTTGTTTTTTGTTTGTACGAGGTGAATCGTATGCAGGTTCAAGAGTGGCAAACAGAAGCTCGTCAAAGTACTCGCCTCTGTCTACTAATCTCTTTCGTAGTTTGCTATAATACACTCTATCCATAAATACCGAATGAAGTGTCATAGTAATTTACTTGACCAGTAATCATCATGAATATGAAGAATGCAATACCACCAATTGCCAACGGTGCAAGGAATGCATAGCAAAACACTTCTGCTATTACTTCAACTACTGGTTTTGATTTTACATAGCGAGTCACTGCCGCTTTAAAACCTCTGAATTTAAATTTTGACATAGTTATTTGTTTTATAAATTAGTGGATAAGGTGGGAGTCGAACCCACATGCCAGATACAACTTACGTCATTCACCGAAGCGAAATTGCAGCCATTACCTGATACACTACTGTCCATGTAGTTACCCTTTGTTGACTGAGCGGGTTTCGAACCCACTTACGAATCTATTCCAGTCAGATTTTGTTTGTAGAAGGTAGTTTACTATTGTTCAACTACTTCTACAATATCTTTAACAGGCGTTGGAATGCTTGTTGAAGATGTATATGACTTGTATTTAATGAAGCAAGGCATATTGTCTAATTTTGACTTCATAACTTCATATACTTTATCATGATTGTAAGTAAATGATTTACCATTTTTGAAATTGACAGTGATATTTTGATTTTTGCCAATTAATGATTTTCTGATTACGAAGCGTTTTGAAATTAAATTTTGCATAGTTAAATTATTTTAAGTTATTATTATTTATATTTAGTTATTTACATTTATTATATTATCAATTTAGTTTTGTATTTTATTTGTATAAAAGTGCAATATTGTTTATTAGTAAAATAGTTGTTAGTAGTATAATACTAAGACTGACTATTTCTTAAAAAAGTTGCTAGTAAAGCTATTGGAATTGATATTAATATTAGTAACATAGTTATTAGTTTTATTTATATTATTATTTATTTTGATTATATTAATTTATATGTTATATTATTTTTTGTTAATAATTTTGATATATCGATATTTGAAGGATTGTTTATAATATATAATTTATTATTTATAAATTTAATATTGATATAATTATTTGTTAATAAATTTGTTGTTATTTTAATTTGATATTTATTTATTTTATACATACGTTAATTTTATTATATTATCAATATAACTTCGTATTTTGTTTGTATAGTGCATCGTAAATTAGCAACAAAATTATAAAAGATTTTCCTAAATCATACGAATATATATGAAAAAATTCAATATATTATGAAATTTTAGGAAAAACATAGGGGGCTGCCTAAAACTAAAACGATTTTACGTAACTAGTTGATAGTCAGCAAGTTAGGCGTAACCCCATACTCCTCTATATCTAATAAAAAAAAGTATGACATTAGCCTTATAAGGTATATAAGTAAGGGGCTATTGTCACACCTTATGTAAATTTGTCGCTTTTCCTGTAAGTATATACAATATAAACTTAACAAAAAAAGAATATGGCTGAAATAACTTCATATCCCACTGCGACACCTAAAAATACAGACTATTTATTGGGTGCTCAGGTAGGCGCTCCTGGCGATCCAGCGGCTACGCCTACTAAGAAATTTACAGTGGACAGCATATCTAGCCTAGTAAACAAAGGATATAAAGACTATGTGTTTAGTTTTTACCAGTCTTCACCCGATGACCCAGTTGTAACAGAACTCAATAATGACACTGGTCTTACTTTTACCTTTACTAGAGATAGCGCTGGTGTATTTTACTTAGTGCCAAGCTCCAATATAGATGTAAACAAAGTATGGGTGCAAGCTACGGGTGGACATGTTGGTAACTCAACAGTTTTAACTATAAAAGGTTATACTAATAATCGATACGATATTGTTAATGTTGATTCTAGTGGAAATCCAGTTGACGACGTAGACGCAGGTTTTATAGAACTTAGAATTTATTCATAATGGCACAGATAATAACATATCCTAAACTATCTACACTAGCTAATCAAGACTTATTACTTATTAGTGATGTAAGTTCTAAAAATAAAAACACTAATAGTGTAGAGTTGCAAACACTAGCAAACTTTATAACTACATCGACTAGTGGTATTACTGGTTCTGGCACGGTAAATACAATAGCTATGTTTACACCTACCGGCGTGAAAATAGGTGATTCTATTATTACACAAGAAATTTTTGCGCCTGGAACAGGCAGTGAAGAGTCTAGAATAATAATAAGCAATCCTAATCCTGGACCTGGTTCAAACGGTAATTTTTTAATAGTAGATACAGGTAGAATATCCGAAATTGAAACAGATACTATAATAGCGTCAAACAGTGGTTCTGTTACTATGAATGGCAATGTTAACATAGGTAATTCAAGCATAGATGAATTAAAAATAACATCGACTACTAATATATGGAATGCTCCTGTAAAATCTGGACCAACCTTGTTTGGAGCTTTAGCACCGGGAGCTGACTATGTTTTAGCTTCTACTGCTTCTAGTACTCTTGAGTGGAAATCTCAAGATGATTATATATCAGGTGCTATAGCTAAATTAATACCTACGATTATTGTAGCATCGGCTGGTGGCAGCTCGACATACTCAGGTGATAATAACATTGTAGAATTACAATGGACTGGTGGAAATGGTACGTACACGTTAAATGTTCCATCTGCAACAGATATACCGTACCGTGTTATAAGGTTTGTAACAGACGGTACGTTCCCCGGTGGCGCATCACACAAGATTAATATTACAGCGCAAGCCGGCGAAACAATTGACGGCGATCCTGATTTTGAAATATCTAAAGTGTACGAAGGTGTTTCTATATGGTCAACTGGTACCGAATGGATCGTAATACAAGCAAAAGCACATTAATAAGTAAATTTTACTAAAACCAAGTGAGTATATAAAATATAACCGGCTCGGGTAAGAGCAACCAAACATTAACCTTAAACCTAAATAAAATGACTTATTTTTATTACAAGACTAATTCGTGGACTAGTCAACCACAACCAAGTGAAAAACAAATTAACCTATGGAACCACGTAGCCAAAAAATCTAACTGGCGTATTGTTCAGTTGCCAAATGGTTATTATCAAACAGAGTACTTAAATCCAGAAAGTAAAGAAGAAGAAAAGTGGGTTGACGTTACAAGACGTGAAACTTTAGAAGGCGCTGAAAGTTCTATTGACGGCAGTATTGAACATTATCAAAAAAAGCTTGAATATACTAAAGGCCCTAAAGTAGTTAAGACATTTAAATAATGGGGTACATAAGAATAGATACAGCAAACAACGGTCAGCAAATAATAGATGGTAAAAGAATTTTAAATGTAAACTTAAGTTCCAGTGGAAATTATATTGAGTTTATATTAGATTTTTTTGATTCAACAGCTAATCAGCCTTCACAAATAAGATTGAATGCTGCTGGTGGGGCTGGATCTTTAGACGCAAGTACACTTATACAATACAACAATGCTGTTGTTTCTGCTCAAAATAATCTTGTAGTAGATATAACGCCGCTAAGTGGCCAGGAAATATTAGATCTAAAATACAATCCTGCTCCTTAATAAAGACTAAACTAAATTAAATTAAATCAAATAAAATCATGGCAGATGCTATAGTAAAAAACCTTAACTTTGGTGACAAGGCTAGGGAACAAGTGTTTAAAGGAATACAAAAACTTACAAATGCTGTTAGCTCCACTCTTGGGGCTAGCGGCAAATGTGTGATACTAGAAGACGCGAGTGGTAAACCTATTATAACAAAAGACGGTGTTACAGTTGCTGATTCAATATTTTTAAGAGATCCTGTTGAAAACATTGGAGCTACGCTTTTAAAAGAAGCAGCTCGCAAAACTGTTAAAGAAGCAGGTGACGGTACAACAACAGCTACAATATTATCTCATGCTATTATTGAGGCTGCTCACAATAGTGATTTTAACAAAAATACTAGAGCTGTAAAAGAGCAGATACTAAAAGGTGTAGATAAAGTTGTAAAAGAGTTATACAAACAAGCTGTACCTGTAAAAGACAAAATAGATGATATAGCTATTATATCTACAAACAACGATAAAGCGTTAGGTAAAATTATAGCCGATGCGTTTAAAGAAGTTGGCGATACAGGTTTAGTTATAATGGAACCATCAGCTGAAGGCGAAACAAAAGTTGAAGTAGTTGAAGGTGTAGAATACAACAAAGGTTTAATAAACCCTAATTTTATAACTAATAAAGAACGAGGCGTATCTGAACTAGATAAACCTTTAGTTTTAATTATGGACTCTAAGGTTGAGTCAATAAGACAAATACAACCAGTACTAGAGTATGTTATAAAAGAAAAAGAACCTTTACTTATCATAGGTGAAATAGAAGACGGTGTTATGTCTGCTTTACTTATGAACAAAATGAAAGGTAATATAAAAATAAATGTTCTTGATCCACCAGCTTATGGATTAAGACGTAAAGAAATATTAGATGATTTAGCTTTATTAACAGGTGCTACTGTTATGAACGAAGATTTAGGTGATGATCTTAATTCTATAGAAGTAAACTACTTAGGTAGATGCGTTAAGGTTGTTACTGAAAAAGATAAATCAATTATAAGAGTTGATAAAAACTCAGAAGAGGTTGAAGCTGTTATAGAAAAAGTTAAATCAAAATTATTGGATAACAACAAAGCTCATGTCAGAGTAGGTTTAGAGCAAAGACTTGCTAGACTAAGCGCTAAAGTTGCTGTTATCAAAGTGGGTGCTAATTCAGCTATTGAGTTAAAAGAAAAGCAAGATAGAGTTGAAGACGCTATATGCGCTACTAAAGCAGCAATAAAAGAAGGTATTGTTCCTGGTGGTGGAATTGCTTTGCTAAACGCCTCTAAGGTTTTAAATAATAAAATACCTGGAGAGCAAATACTACAACAAGCTATTAAAGCACCATATAAAACTATTTTACATAATGCAGGGTTAAATTTAAAAGAACCCAATAGAAAAGGCATGGGTGTAAATGTGGTTACAGGAAATATGGTAAATATGCTAAAGGCTGGTATTGTTGATCCTTTATTGGTTACAAAAAGCGCATTAACAAATGCAGCCTCTGTAGCAACAACAATATTATCTACTGATTGTGTAATTAATAATATTAGAATTGATGAAAGCGGTAGGTAATTATTTGTTGATTAAAAAAATTGAAGAAGGTACTACAAAAACCGAGGGTGGTTTATTACTTTCTGAAAAAGATCGTAGTGACATTAGGTATGTAAAGGCAGAGGTTGTGTCTGTTGGAGATCAAGTTACTGCGATAAAAGAAAATGATTTTGTATTCTATGACAAGCACAATGCGCATAAAGTAGAATATGAAAATAAAACATATCAAGTTATAAAGCTTCAAGATATTGTCGTTGTTTTATGAAAAGGCTAGAGGCAGGAGACATTAAAGATCTTAATCTGCTGAAACATTACCGTATAATACGCAAATGGGCTTGTAGAAACAACGACCTTACCGACGCAGAAGTAGAGCTTCTTATATATCTTGATTGTATTGATATGTTTACTATTGATGATTTTAAAATGGGTAGTTATTCTTACAGTTGGAATAACAGGCGCTGGAATAAACTTATTCAAAATGACTGGATTTGTGTTTGGCGAAAAAGAAATAGAACTACTCAAAAATATAATATATATAAAGTTTCTTTTAAAGGTAAGCAACTTATAAAAAGAATTTATAGAATAATGCTTGGCGAAGAGGATATACCTACTAGTGAAAAAAGAAATTCTATAATGAAAGGTAAAACATATATGGACAAAGTATTACAAACGTCTATATATAATGTTAATACAGATAAAAATAGATAATATGGTATTTGGTAGAAATTTAGCAGCCGCAAATAGACTTTTGCAGAGAAGAAAATCTACTAGAAGTCTAACTAATAATTTAAGCGATAGACTTGATAAGTTAGAAAGTAGATTGTCTGCTATGGAAACCAGTGCTCCTGAACCAACGTCAGCTATTGGTGGACCCATGGCTGAAGCGGTGCCAGAAGCACCTGTAGAGACTGGTGATTTAGGACCAACTGGAGGATCTACCGTAGGGCCTTCAAACGTAAGTGAAACAGCTGGCACAGCAACTGTTGGGGCTGCAGGCATGTTTAGTAATTTTTCACCACAAGCACAACAAGTTGCAGCTGATGTATATGGTCAGAACTTTGGTATGGCAAATGCTTTTAATACTGCAGTAGGACCTGCAAAAAGAAAATGTAAAAAATAAAAGATATGGATCATAAAAGTAAATCAATAATAGGTAAACCTGAATTATCAGGACAAGTTGGAGAAAACGCAGTATGGGAAGGACCATTGAATATGGACGACTTTCCAAAAGGCATGGGTAATTCCAGAGGTATCACAGGTATGAAATTAAACCACGCAGGTGTTCCTTATAAAGGCCGCAATGCTGTTCTTTGTGCCCAAGACTGTAAATTTGAATAATAAATAAAAATATTAAAATGGCAAATAATCAACCAGTAAAAGCTATTGATGTTATACCTAGTAACATCATTAATATACCTCAACCAGGTAAAGTAGCTGAAGGTTCTAGTTCAACTAACGGAACTACACTTACAGATGCTAGTGGCACGTTTTTAGACGATCAGTTATCTGGTGGAGACGTAGTATATGTTAATAACACTGCTGAAATACATGAGATACTTTCTGTAGATGACAACCAAACAATAACGCTTAGAACAGCAGTTACTGCTGCTGCTCCCTATGACTATAAAGTATACAAAGGTAATGGCGGAACTTTAAGAGAAGGTCAATTAGGTTATAGTTTGTTTGTTGGAACAGCTGGAGATTTAACTGTATTTCCTGTAGGTGTAGATGAAGCTGTAACACTAAAAAACGTAGCTAACAATTCATATGTGCCGTTGCAAGTGCAAAGAGTTCTTACAACAACAACAGCGGCGGATATTTTAGCTTTAGAATAATGGCACCGACTATATTAGGAGTAGCAAATGCTATACTAGCAATACCTAATGCACCTGGAACAGGAGGCGCTCCAGCTACTAATTTTATTATACTAGAAAATGGAGTTGATTTTATGCTAGCAGAAAATAATGTAGACCTTATGGTCAGAGAATAAAATATAAAAAATGGCAAATATAAAATTTTCACAATTTACAGTTGGACCAGATTACACGGCTATAACAGATCTTGTTGGCTACAGCGGAGGAAACAATATAAGGATAACACCTGATAATTTAATATCCACTTGGAATTCTGACCAACAAACAGTAAGGTTTAGCAATACATTATCAGGTGGATCAGCAAGTGTTTTTGGTATTGGCGCTGTAAGCAATAGTAGTACAACACTAAACCTAGATACTGGTGCAACAGCTAATTATCAAATAAACGGATTAAATGCTGTTTCGTTTGATGGTACTATTTGGACTATTGGTAGTACAGTAGGCGCTTTTCAAGGTAATTTACAAATGGGTAATATAGGAGGAATTCCTAGAAATCAATTTACTAATGGAAAACTTTGGGTTGGTGACGGAACTAATATAGGATCAGAGTTAAAATTAAATAATGATCCAAGCTTAGGAGTATCTAGAATAAATTTTTCAGGATCAGATATGCTTTTATTTAATCCAACTCCAGGCGTTAATAGATTTGATATTGGAGTTAATCAAGATATTCAACTAAACTACAATACTAACATCATATCAACATTTACGGATGTTGTTCACGAAGAATCTGTTAATTTTCAAAATGACGTAAAAGACATAACTAGCTCTACAGGTTCTGCTAATTTTATTTTAAAATCAAATGGCGGCGGTGGAGCTGGTGTTTCATGGAAACAAGAGCAACCTGGTTGTCAAATAAAAATTGTAGGTACAGCTGGTTTAACTAACACAAACAACAATACAGATTTTTTAGTGCCTTACAATACAGTTATAGTAAATGATGATGCCACAATATTTAACCCGATTGTAACTGGTGGTTTTGGTAATCAAGGGGCTATACAAGTTTTACAATCTGGTAGATATGAATTTTTTGCTAGATACTCTTCATTTGATTTAATTCAACCTAGTTTACCGACTGTAGATGGTACTAAGTTTTTTAGAATAACAGCAGCAACAGATGTTGCGGCCCCAGGTATTGGTACAAAACAATGTATATTGCAAGATCTTATTGTGGCAACTTCTACTAATGGTGAGGCAAACGTAACAGGTGGTGGATTTATGGATTTAAATGCTGGTGATTATTTTAAAATTGTTGGCTTTCACACTGGCGCAACAGGTGGATCTGGAACACAAGGATTTCCAGTAAATAGTAACGCATTCTTCAATGAGCCAATGCTTTGGCTAGTAAAAATACAATAATTATGGCAATACACGAACAAGGACACTACGGGCATTACACTGGTAATGCTAGATGCTGCGCTCACACCAGAGTAGATGCGCGCAATTACAAAGCGACAGAGCGCGACGACGCTGCTCATATAGTTGCTTTAGAAGAAGATATGAAATACGACAAAGATCATCATGGGCCTGGTAAACTAGAAGATTTAGATGGTAGCGGAGATGTTACTAAAAAAGATTTTTTAATAGGTGCAGGTGTTTTAAATGCAGATGGATCTAAAGTTAAAGGACCAGGTAAACATTGTATATAAAATAACAGATTAGGACTGTAAAAACCTAAATAAATATTAACGACTAAAACACAAAAATTATGTCACAAAGAATAGCTATTAACGGAGCTCTCGCTTCATGGGGCGGGAAAATTATTTTAAACGCAGATCACATTCAGTATGTGCAAACAGATTTTGGATCGGGTCAAGTATTAGTTTACATGACACCAACACCTGAAGTATCTGGTGGTGGTTCAAAAATTTTAACTATTGTAACAAACACGGGAACAGATGCAGACTCTAACAAGTTAAGAGATGGTATAAACGCCGCATTGACTGCAAATCCAGGTGGTAGAGTAGTAGAAGTTCCAAATAACTTTGGCGGAATTGATTCAGTAGTCTGGACAGCATTTGCATAATTATGAAACCAAGGGGATTAGGAGACACTATAGCTGGGTTTACCAAGAAAACAGGCATTAAACACGTAGTTGATACTGTGTCTAAGGGTCTTAATATCCCCTGTGGTTGTAATAATAGACAAGAGTGGTTTAATAAAAAATTTCCTTATAAATTATGAGTGGGATAAAAATAAAACCATTTTACCCTACAAGCGTTGCACCAGTATACGAGAGAGACATGAAAGGCGATCCAGCCGTAGGTAGAACTCTTAAAAACGGTGTAATTATAATGGACAAGGACTTGTCGCCGGCTATGCGAAAAGAAACACATTCTCATGAACAAACTCACGTTAATCAAATGCATAACGATGGTTTTACATGGGACGACAATCACATATATTTTAAAGGAAAAAAATATCCAAAACAATTGTTTTTAGAAGGCAAAGGCCCATGGGAAGGACCTGCTTATAAAAACGAAATAAAAGCAAAATAAAAATGGCAAAAAAAGGAAAAGGCATGGACGGTTATAGTTATAAAGTTCCTGCAGAAAAACTAAAAAAAATCGAAGATAGCTCTGCAAAAATGGGTTATAAACAAAAATTTGGAAAAGAAAGAATGTCACCAGGAAAAATGGGTGATATGACAGCCGCTAAAATGGCTCATGGAGATTCAGCTTCTAAATATTACGATGGAGCTGGTATGTACATGAATGGAGCGCCTAAATATATAGGAGCTGCTAAACATGGTGGACCTCATAATGATGGTGATGACAAGATGGAAATATGTTTACACGTGCTTTAGATAAATTTAAAGCAGGTACTTACAGATCTGATGAACAAGCAGCAAGAGCTAAGTCGACACAGCAAGGTATAAATCAAAGATTTGAGCAAGCTATTAGAGATAAAGGTTTATTTCCAGCAATAAAAGAAACCTTCTTTAACTAGACGTTAATGAAAAAAATTTGGCAATGGTTAACTGGTAACGTCATCAAAGAGGTTGGTGACGTTATCGATAAACTAACTACTACCAAAGAAGAAAAGTTAGAAGCACAAAGGCTAATAACTGAAATTCTTGAGAAAGCCGACAAGGAGGCGCAAGAGCAGGTTACAGCCCGGTGGAAAGCCGACATGGCATCTGATAGTAAGTTATCTAAAAATATACGACCAATGGTATTGGTATATTTAACGGTTATATTTACTGCTTGCGCTTTTTTTGATGGTAATATAGGTGAGTTTAAAATTGCCGATGAATATATACCAATATTCCAAACCCTTTTAGTTACAGTGTATGGCGCCTATTTTGTAGGTCGTAGCTGGGAGAAAGCAAAGTCCATGCAATCAAATAAATAATTAAATTAAATTAAATTAAAATGTCAGTAAATAAAATTACAGAAAAAGAATTAGAGAAGGTTGTTGAACAACAAAAACAAATCAACGACTTGTTATTATCAATTGGCTCTTTTGAAAGTCAAAAACACAGTGCGCTTCATAAGATAGCTACAGTTAACGAAGCTATTGAGTTAACTAAAAAAGAGTTAGAAGCTAAGTACGGTCAAATAAATATAGATCTAACAGACGGATCATATACTAAACTAGAAGAAACTAAAGAGTAATGGACAATGTCATAAGAAAAATCAGTATAGGTGCTGATTATAAAAATGACGCTATGCATTATTCTGTAGGTCAAGAGGTATATGGTGGTCATATTATATCTCATATTTTATTTGAAGATGTAGATTTATCATATAACATATTTATTAAAAAGAATAACGAGGTATTGCCTTGGAAGAAGTTTAATTCTAATATGGCAATATCTATAGAGTATGATCTACAGTACTAATGAAAAGCGTATATGACTTTATTATAAAGCCATTAGGTGAAAGATATTCTAATACTAAAAAAATAGGTGATGTAAACTTAGTTGTTAATACTAAAGTTGAAAACTGGAAATTTGTAAATAGATTTGCTGAAGTAATAGAAACACCATTGGCTATAGCGACACCTGTAAAAAAAGGTGATATAGTTGTAGTTCACCAAAATATATTTAGAAGATACTACAATATGCAAGGCAGGCAAAGTAACGGACGTTCTTATTTTAAAGATGGTTTGTATTTTGCTTCTGTTGACCAAGTTTATTTATATAAAAGAAATAAAAACTGGAAATCCTTAAACAGTAGATGCTTTATTTTACCTATTAAAAATTCTAACTCTCTATCAAACAATAAAGAGCAAAACAATATTGGGATATTAAAAATAGGTAATAGCTCGTTAGAAGAGCTAGGAATAACTCCAGGATGTGTTGTTACATTTAAAGCAGGATCTGAATGGGAATTTAATATAGACGATATGCGTTTATATTGTATGAAATCAAATGATATTTTATTGGAACATGGACATAAAGAAAACCAAGCAGAGTATAATCCACGCTGGGCAGAGAGCGGTTGATGAGCTTATAAAGGTTGCTAAAGAACCTATAGTTGATAGTGATGATGATATATCTGCTGATAGATTAAAGAACGCTGCTGCTACAAAGAAACTTGCTATATTTGATGCATTTGAAATACTTCAAAGAATACAAGAAGAAGAGGATATGTTGAATGAAAAACCTAAAGAAGTTAAAGAAAGAACTTTTAAAGGTTTTGCAGAGGGAAGATCTAAATAATGTATACTCAAAATTTATATAAAATAATAGATAACCATATCAAGCCTAATATCATAAAAAAGAATAATAGGTATAAAAAATGGGAGTATGGGTATAACAAAGATCACGATGTTGTTGTAATTAGTAAAACAGGTCAGATAGATCAAATAATAGAAATACAAGGTTTAAAAATAGCTTTACCAAAGCAAAAAGATGTTGTAAAGTTTGAATCTAATAAGTGGCAATACACCGAGATACCAGATCAATTAAAGAAAATAAAAACAATATTTGACTGGGAAAATTATCCTATAGAGTTCAAAGAAAAGTGGTATGATTACATCGATCAAGAATTTACTCGCAGAGAAGAAGGCTTTTGGTTCTATAATAAGGATATGGCTACTTACATTACTGGTACTCACTATATGTACCTGCAGTGGTCCAAAATTGATGTTGGGAAACCAGACTATAGGGAAGCAAACAGATTATTCTTTATATTCTGGGAAGCTTGTAAAGCCGATCAACGATGTTATGGGATGTGCTATCTTAAAAACAGACGTTCTGGGTTTTCATTCATGGCAAGTGGAGAGGTCGTTAATTTGGCGACCATATCCTCTGACTCAAGGTATGGTATTTTATCGAAGTCTGGACCTGATGCCAAGACTATGTTTACAGACAAAGTGGTACCAATATCCGTTAATTACCCGTTCTTTTTCAAGCCGATACAGGACGGTATGGACCGACCAAAGACCGAGCTTGCGTACAGAGTACCAGCCAGTAAGTTCACAAGGCGTAAGATACTCGCAAACGAACCGCAAGAAGAATTACAAGGTTTGGACACCACGATTGACTGGAAAAACACAGGGGACAACTCGTACGATGGTGAGAAACTCAAACTACTTGTCCACGACGAGAGCGGCAAGTGGGAAAAGCCGAACAACATCCTCAACAACTGGAGGGTCACAAAGACGACGTTAAGATTAGGTAGTAGAATTATTGGCAAGTGTATGATGGGTAGCACTTGTAACGCTTTAGATAAAGGTGGTGAAAACTTTAAAAAAATCTACTATGACTCAGACGTTACGAAAAGAAACCGCAATGGACAAACTCGCTCAGGACTATATTCTTTGTTCATACCTATGGAATGGAACTACGAAGGGTACATTGATTCTTATGGCTTACCTGTATTCGACACACCGCAAAAAGAAGTTTTAGGTCCACACGGCGATATAATAGATTTAGGTGTTATAGATTATTGGCAAAATGAAGTTGATGGTTTAAAGGGCGATCAAGATGCTTTAAACGAATTTTATCGACAATTCCCAAGAACTGAAGAACACGCGTTTAGAGATGAAGCCAAACAGTCGTTATTTAATTTGACTAAAATATACGAGCAAATTGATTTTAATGGTGATTTAAAACATAGCAATTTAATAACAAAAGGAAGTTTTCAATGGGCTAACGGGACTAAAGATACTCAAGTTATTTTTGTTCCAAATAATAGCGGAAGATTTTTAGTTAGCTGGGTTCCACCTGAAAATCTACAAAATCGTGTAATATTAAAGAATGGAATAAAATATCCAGGTAATGAAGATCTTGGAGCTTTTGGTTGTGATAGTTATGACATATCAGGAACTGTAGACAGTAGAGGATCAAACGGATCTTTACACGGGCTTACAAAGTTTAGTATGTTAGATGTTCCACCTAACCATTTCTTTTTAGAATATATAGCTAGACCTCAAACTGCTGAAATATTTTTTGAAGATGTATTGATGGCGTGTGTGTTTTATGGCATGCCTTTATTAGCGGAAAATAATAAACCTAGACTTTTATATCATTTTAAAAGAAGAGGTTACAGAGGTTATTCAATGA